CTCAACAAGGCCATGATCGGCACGGCCGGCAAGGTCAATCTGGCCGACGTCGAGACAGCGCTGCGCCGCGTGGGCGCGGGCGCGTCCTCGCTGTCGGACGAAGGCCTGGTCAACATGATTGGTCTGATCGACCAGTTCAAGGTCTCGGGCGGCGACGGCGGCTCGGGCGGCGGTGTGTCGACCGTCGGCACGATCGTCAAGATGATGCAGGCCTATGCCACTGGCAAGACCAAGTCGAACAAGGCGGTCGAGGAGTTCGTCGGCGCAGGCATTCTCGACGAAAACGGCCTGGACCTGGGCAAGGACGATGCGCACGTTTTGAAAGACGCCAAGAACGGCAAGTTCAAGAACGTCGAAATGTGGATTCGCGACCCGATTCGGGCCATGCAGGACATGGTGCCGCAGATCGTCGCCTATACCCGCAAGAACAAGAGCAAGTTCTACCAGAACGGCGCGGACGACGCCGACACGCGCAACCAGATGCTGGCGGTTCAGCAGTACTTGCAAACGCTGGGAATCACACAGTCCGCGGTCCAGGCCGTCACCGCCGTCGGCACGCCCGCCGCGCGCGAGCGTCTTGAGCATCAAGCCGTCACCATCAATCGCGCCGACACGGTCGACCAGACGGCGGACCGCCTGAAGAAAAGCTACACCGGCGAAGTGAAGGCGTTCGGCGCCCAGTTGTACAATTTCAAGATCATCATCGGCGACACGCTGCTGCCGTCCCTGACCAAGCTGCTGGAATACGCCAGCAAGTTCGTCATCGCGTTCCGCGACTTCGGCCAGAACAACCCTATCGCCACCACCGTCAGTACGCTGGCATCCGGCGTCGGTGGCCTGGTCCTGTCGGTCAAGGGCTTCCTGTCGATGTTCGGCACGGCCGGCTTCATGGGCGTGCTGCGCGCGTTCGTCGGCATCGCGCCGACCGCCGCCGGCGGCGCGGGCGCCATCGCGGGCGGCCTCACGCTGCTCGGCAAGGCGTTCAAGACGCTGGCCGCGGTCATGCTGGCCTGGGATATCGGCACGATGATCGGCGAGTGGCTGTCTGCGTTCAAGGTGGGCGGCCTGGCGATCGGTCAGTACGTCGAGAACATGTTCACGGTGATGGAATACCGCATCAAGAGCCTGATGCTGCTCAGCGAAGAGTGGGCGGCGAAGTCGCGCGGCTTCTTCCACCTGGACGACAAGCGCGAGACGGCCGGCAAGCTGGCCGACATCGCCGAGCGCCGCGTCGACCTGGAACAGCGCGAAATCTGGATGTGGAGCGATCCGGACGACGGCAAGAAAAAGCCGGCGAAAAAGACCGCGGCCGCAGGCGCCGAAGCGAAGGTGGGCGCACCGACCCAGAGCGTCAACGACGTCCTGGCCGCGCGTATGAAGGATGCGGCCGCGGGCGCTGGCCGGCGCAAGGACCGCGATCCGCTGAACCAGGCGCTGGGCGAAGAAGAAGGCAAGATGAATGCCGCCAAGACCAAGCTCGATGCGCTGGTCGCCGGCGGCGAGACGCTGGAATCGCTGCGCCAGCAGGCGGTCGATCTGGTCGAGGGCAAGCGCAAGGCGGGTGATTATTCGGTCAACCACGACAAGGACAAGAACCCGGCCGCGGACGACCCGCGCATCAAGAAGCTCAAGGAAGAGACGTTCCAGGCCATGCTCTACAACGAGCAGATCAAGGCCGTCACGTTCGCCAATGAGCGTGTCGCCGCGAGCGAATTGGAAGCGAACGCTGCCATGAACGCGCTGGAAAACGGCGGTCTGGCCAAGCAGACTGACGCGTTCAAGGCGCTGAGCAAGGAAATGGAGCGCGCCGAGCAACGTCTGGGCGCCGGCACCGAGGCGTTCCAGAAATGGAATATCGCCAAGGCATCCGCGCTGTACGAGCAGGCGCGCGCCGACGACACGACCTTCGCGCTGAGCTACGTCGACAAGAACCGCCAGAGCAAGGCCCAGCTGGCGACGACCGAGCGTGAGCGCATCCGCATGCAGCAGGAGGCGGAACATGCGGCCGAGGACGCGCAGATGAAAGCGCGTCGCAGCGCGCTCGACAAGACCTACGAGGACAAGCGCAGCGCCATCTTCGGCGCCACGCTGGGCGACGACTCCGGCATCCAGAGCGAGCAGCAGCGCTATGAACTGCTGGATGCGCTGGACGCGAACTACCAGCGCACCAAGGATGACGCCGACAAGCAGTACAGCGAGCGCCGCAAGCTGCGCGCCGAGGAAGAAGCGCGTGCGCTGGAGTCGGCAACGGCCAATATGGCGCGCGAGTGGAAGGACGTGGGCAAGGCGGTCGACGACATCGGCGCTTCGGCCGGCAACAGCTTCGTATCCATGCTGACGAATTCGCTGTCGACCGGCCGCCTGGCGGTGGGCGACTTCATCCGCGGTGTGCTGATGGATATCGCCAATGCCAAGCTGAAGGAAACCCTGGCCGATCCACTCAACGGCGTGATCACGCAGGGTACGGACTGGCTCAAGAACAGCGTGTTCGGCGGTCAGGGCGCCGGCCAGGCCGCGGCAACCGCCGAGCGCACCAGCGCGGAGATCAGCGCGACCGCGGCCACGACGACGTTCTCGGCCACGATCATGACTGAAGCATTGCCGGCGTTGCAAATGCTGGCGAGCAGCGCGGCCCAGGCGGCAGGCGGCAGTGTGATCGGTTCGGTGGCCAATTACCTGTTCGCCGACGGCGGCATCATGACCAGCATGGGTCCGCTGCAGCTGCGCAAATACGCCAACGGCGGCGTGGCCAACAGCCCGCAAGTGGCGATTTATGGTGAGGCAGGCCCGGAAGCATACGTGCCGCTGCCGGACGGGCGCACGATCCCGGTCACCATCAACGGTAGCGGTATGGGCGCGGGCAACGTGCAGGTCAACGTGATCAACCAGACGTCCACGTCGGTCACCGCGCAGCAGGGCGCACCGCGCTTTGATGGCAAGCAAATGATTCTCGACGTGGTACTCACGGCGGCGACTTCCCCGGGCTCATTCCGCTCGGGTCTGAAAGAGGCGATGAAATAATGACGAATCCGGTTTTCCCCACCCTGGCCCTGACGAAAGGCGGCCAGGATTCGACCCAGTTCTCGATCAAGCCCGAGGATGTGGCGATCAAGTCCGAAATCGAGGGTGGCTACGTAACCTCGCGCGCGCGCCACACGCGTACGCCGCGCAAGACCTTCGCGACCGGCTACAAGAGCATTTCGGACGCCGACCGCCAGGCCCTCGTCGGCTTCTACAACACGGTCGGCGGCGGCTCGGTCATTTTCGACTGGACCGATCCGGTCGATCAGATCACCTATCAGGTGCGCTTCGACGGCGATCTGACGTTCCGCTACGTGGGCGTGGGCGCGACCAAGCTGTGGGACGTGTCATTCCAGCTGCAGCAGGCGTAAAGCCGACCGATTGATCAGTCAGCAGTGACTAACGTATAATCGCCGCATGACTACCTCTCTTTCCGTCGCCAGCATCATCGAGAAGAACCGGCTTTCTTCCGAGGTGCCGTGGCTTATCCTGCTTGATATTGTCGTCGTCGACCCGTCTACGCTGACGACCGTCGAGACCCTGAACCTGGCGCGCAACCCCGACCCGGTGACGTACAACGGCGCTACTTACGCGCCGGCGGCGTTCGACATCGAACTCAAGTCGCAGGCTGGCGAGCAGCAGACCATTTCGCTGTCGATCAAGGATTACACCCTGGCCGTGCAGCAGCGCATGCAGGACTACGGCGGCGGCGTCGGCTTCAACGTCTCCGTCATGGTGGTCAATGCCGGCAATCTGACCCAAAGCCCCGAGGTGATCGAGTATTTTCAGGTGGTGGGCGCCGAGACGGCAAACTACATCTGCACTTTCACGCTGGGCGCCGAGAACAACATTACCAAGAGCTTCCCGCGCCGGCGCCAGACCAAGGACTACTGCCAGTGGCGCTACAAAGGCCAGGAGTGCGGCTACACCGGTTCGATGCCGTCGTGCGATCTGTCGCTCAAGGGTGCCAACGGCTGCGAGGCACACCAGAACGTCGTGCACTTCGGCGCCTTCCCCGGCATCAATTCGCGCGACACCCGTTATGGCTGATTTTTCCGATCTGGTCGGCGTGCCGTTCAAGTACGGCGGCCGCGGCCTCGACGCGCTCGACTGCTACGGACTGGTGATGGAATGCGCGCGCCGCGAGGGTGTTGACCTGCCCGACTTCGGCTGCGCGACCGACCAGCCGACCATCATGGCCATGATGACCGCCAGCCTGCCCCAGTGGCGCCAGATCGAGCCGCGTCACGGCGCGGTGGCGTTCGTCCGGGTCGGCAAATACGCCGCGCACGTGGGCTACGTCTTCGGCCCGCATCACATGATTCACGCATGGGAGCCCTCCGGCGGCGTGACGATCGTCCGCCTCGCGGACTGGCAGCACCGCATTCTAGGATATTTCGAATATGTCGGCTAAGAAACACCGCAACGGCACCAAGCACCCGACGGACGGCAGCGCGCGTCATGTCGCACGCCGTCACATGATTCCGGTCATTCGCATTCTGAACCCGTTCGACCCGCGCCAAAAAGAGCGCGGCGAGATCGTCTGGAACGGCCGAAAGACGCTCGCCGACTATTTCCCGACCGTGACGGCCGAGCCGTTCGTGCTGTCGGTTTCGGGCCGCATCGTGCAGCCGGAGCAGTTTGCCGTCACCTACCTGGACAAGACCGACAACATCGTGCTGTGCCCGATCCCGGCCGGCGGCGGTGGCGGCAAGCAGGTGCTCGCGACGGTGGCGATGATCGCCGTGGCCATCGCCGCGCCGGAAATCGCGCCGTATCTGGTGGGCGATTACGGCATCCTGGGCGGCGTGTTGGGTTCTGGCGCACTCGCCACTGGCATTGCCACGGCCGGCATCGTCATGGCCGGCTCCTATCTGGTCAACACGATCTTTGCCCCGCCAAGGGCGACATCGACGACCGGTAGCACCTCGTCCTCGTACGGCATCGACGGGGCCAAAAACACGTCGGTCGAAGGCATTCCCGTTCCCGTCACCTACGGCAAGTTTCGCACCGCCGGCAACATCCTGGGGATGTACACGACCAACGACGCCGACGACAACCAGACGCTGTACATGCTGGTCTCGGCGGGCGAAGGGCCGATCAATTCGATCACCGACATCGAGATCAACGAGAATCCGCTCACGGATTACCATGACGTCGAAGTGCAGACCCGCCTGGGTGCCGCCAATCAGACCGTGATCGACTGGTTCAACGACACCGTCACGCCTGTCAGCAAGGGCCAGAAGCTCACCACCGACTGGTTTTATTCGACCACGACCGGCAGCGTCGACAAGCTGCGCCTGGACTTCGCGGCGCCCTCCGGCCTGTGCGAGATTGACGTCAAGAGCGGCAAGACCAATTCGTATTCGGTCGACATCGAAATCGAATACCGCAAGGTCGGCGACGCCACCTGGGCCAGCATGCCGGTCGTGAACGATATCGCCTCATGGGAAACGGCGACCCAGACCGGCACCGGCTGGTCCAATTCGTTCGGCCAGACCATCAACGACGCCGCCACGGTCACTTACCTGAACGACGCCGGCGCCACGATCGACAACGGTGACGGCACCATGTCCGGGCGCTACCCGGTGTACTCGGGCGGCACGACCATCACCGGCAGCAAGCGCAGCGCCGTGCGCCGCTCGTACGGCACCAACCAGCTGCCGGCCGGCGCCTATGAAATCCGCGTGCGTCGCACGACCGCGAAATCGACCGCCGACAACGTCATCGACGACGTCTACCTGACGGACGTGAACGAGATCACGCTGGACGATATGTCCTATCCGTACACGGCACTGATCGCGCTCAAGATCAAGATGACCGACCAGCTGTCCGGCCTGCCGAACGTGACGTTCATGCATGGCGGGAAGATGATCAGCGTGTACGACGGCACCAGCTGGAGCATCACCGCGTCGAACAACCCGGCCTGGATCGTCTGGGACATCCTGACCAACACACGCTACGGCGGCGCCATGCCGAGCGCGCGCCTGGATCTCGTGGCGTTCAAGGTCTTCGCCGACTATTGCGCCGCACAGGGCATGACGTGGAACGGCCCGATCGAATCCGAAACCAATGTCTGGGATGCCTGCCAGATGGTGCTGCGCGTCGGCCACAGCCAGCTGGTGCCGTCCGGCACGCGCTATACCGTCATCACGGAAAAGCCCGACACGCCGGTCATGATGTTCTCGGTCGCGAACATGATCCAGGGCACGTACAAGGAAACCTGGCTCGGCACCCAGGACCGCGCCAACGAGATCGACGTCACGTTCTTCGACCGGACCGACAAGTACAAGCAGCGCACCATCAAGGTCTACGACCCGGTGGCGTTCAGTTCCGGCGCGCCTCAGCGCAACAGTGCGATCACCCTGTACGGTGTGGTCGATTACGAAACCGCGTATAAGGAAGCGCAGTTCCAGCTGAACCTGAACCGCTACATCCTCAAGACCATCACGTTCGGTGCGCCGCTGGAGGCAATCGCCTGCCGCGTGGGCGACCTGATCTACGTACAGACCGACCTGACCGACTGGGCGCAGGCCGGGCGCTTCAACGCGGGGTCCACTACGTCGGTCATGAAGCTCGACCGCCCTGTCACAATGGCATCGGGCAAGACCTATAACCTCCTGACCATGCGCGACAGCGTGCAGCGCGCATCGGGCAGCGTCACGAGCGTGATCGGCACCAGCGTCACGCTGTCCGGCTTCACGCAGGGTGACAGCGTCAAGCGCATCGTCGTGGGCGACCAGGACATCGCCGTCGACGCCACGTTCGGCAACGGGGTGATCGTGAAGGACGCGACCGGCATCGTTCCGGGCCAGACCTATGTGCTGTGGGATACCGATGTGATCGAGGAATATCCGGTCGTGGTCGTGGCCGGCACCAGCGATACCGTCACGCTGCAGACACCGATGAACGCCGCGCCAGCCCAGTTCACCCAGTGGATGTTCGGCGAGGCCGAGCGCGTGAAAAAGCCGTTCCGCATCAAGTCGATCACGGGAAGTTCCGAATACCGGCGCGACATCACGGCGATCGAATATCACGCCGAGGTGTACGACAATAGCCGCTACGGCAGCAACGTGGCCATGCCGACCGACCCGAACACGCCGATCGGCGCCGTGGGCAACCTGTCCGTCTACGAAGAGACCTACATCGCCGGCGACAACGTCGTGACCAGCGTGGTCGCCAGCTGGACCGCGTCGACCGTTGGCCTGTACGCCGGCGCGGACGTGTACGTTGAGAAGAATGGCGCCGCGGCCGAGAAGATGTCGAGCGTGAGCAACCGCACCAGCGCCACCATCAGCGCCAGCCGCGGCGACGTGCTCAAGGTGCGCGTCGTGGCCTACGATGTGTTCGGCAAGCGCAGCCAGTACGAGAGCGCGCCGACCGCGACCTACACCGTGATTGGCGAAGTCTCGGGCATCAACGTCGGCCTGCCGACCGGTGCCGGCTTCGTCTGGTCCGGTCGCGACTGCAAAATCAACTGGCGTTACAACTCGGTCACGCACAGTTATGAATTCGGCTCGGAACCGACCGGCGCCGACGGCGGCGCGCTCGACCCGCACTTTAAGGACTACGAGGTGCGCGTGTACGACCAGGACGGCACCACGCTGCGCCGCACCGAGTACACGACCGACAACAGCTATGTCTACATCTACGACAAGAACTTCTCGGACGGCCTGACCCGCCATCTGGTGTTCCAGATTCGTCAGCGCGACATCTTCAACAATTTGGGCAATCCGGCGATCCTGGAAGCGTCGAATCCCGCGCCGCTGATCACCGGTGTATCCGTGGTGCCGACGTTCGAATCGGCGACCATCAGCTATACACACAACGGCGACCCGGACTTCGCCGGCGCGCGCCTCTGGCTGTCGCAGAACCAGGCCAATTTGTCCGGCACGCCGTCCGACAGCTATCTGGTCTACGACGGCCCGGACTCGTCGTTCGTGCTGCCGGGCCTGATGTTCAATGCGCCGTACTACTACAAGATCGCCGCGGTCGACGCGTTCGGCCCGACCGAACTCGTGATCGGCAATCTGCAGACGTTCAACACCACCAACCTGAACGTGGCGGCAATCGCCGACGGCGTTCTGGCCGGTTCGAAACTGATTCCGGTGCTGCAAAGCCGCATCGACTTGATCGACGCCGACAAATTCGTGGCCGGCAGTGTCGATGCGCGCATCGACATTCTTCGCAGCGATGTTTTTGACGATCCGGTCAGCGGTCTGCCGGCCGCGCTGGCCCAGATCGCTGACATCAACGACGTGTCGGCCACTTCCAATTCGGCCAGCGCGCGCGAACTGCATTCGTTGAATGCGCAGGTGAACGATGCCACGACCGGCCTGCCGGCGGCGACGGCGTCGATCAACGCGCTCAACGATGTGTCGGCCACCAGCACCAGCGCCGCGGCGCAGAGCATCTACCAGCTCACCAGCCGCCTGAACAACGTAGGCGGCGTGACGCTGGAGCAGGCTTACTCGACCAATGCGGACAAGGTAGATGGATTGTCCGGTCAATACACGGTCAAAATCGACAATAACGGCTACATCGCCGGTTTCGGCTTGTCCTCGACCACCAGCATCGCCGGCGACACGACCTCGGAATTCGTGATCAACGCCGACAAGTTCGCCGTGATCATGCCGAGCTACACCGGCATCAAGCCGTTCACGATCGGCGCCGTCAACGGCACGCCGCGCGTGATCCTGTCCAGCGCGCTGATCGGCGACGCTACGATCTCCAGCGCCGCAATTGGTAGTGCGCAAGTCAACAGTCTCAATATTGCGGGCGAAGCCGTAACGGTGCCGATCGTGGCCTCGGTGCCGGATACACAGCGGCGCGGCGTGGGTCAAGGCACGTTCACCGTGATCAACGAGGGCTGGATCAGTCTGAACCAAGCCGGGATGATTTATGTGCTCGTCACGGCCGCGCAGCACTTCCCCGAAAAGAACGACTACTGGACTTTCCAAATCCGCATCGACGGTCAGACCTTGCGCGATGTGGGCGGAACCGTCGCACTCGACGCCGTGGCCCTGTCCGTCACGACGGGGCTGACGGCCGGCACGCACCACGTCGAAGTTGCCTGGTCCAGCACTTCGGCCGTGATGTTGGGTTATTGCGATCTTTTCATGATGGGTGTTAAAAAATGAGTATCCAATTCACCGTCTACGACACCGCGACGGGAGCCATCCTGCGCACCGGCACCGCGCTGACCGAAGCGTCCGCGCGCCTGCAGGGCAGTGCGCCCGGCACCAGCGTGACGCTAGTCGGTAGCGATCCGTCCACGCAGATCATCGACACGACGCCCAACGTCATCGATCCGAGCACGCTGCCGCGCCAGGCGATGAACGTGAGCGGCACACTTACCAGCGTGAACAAGACCACGATCACCGCCGATGGCGTGGACAGCGTCGTCATTTCCCACATCCCGAATGGCGCCAAGTACGACGTGTACCTGCCGTCGAACCTGGGGCTGGTTCAGCCGCCGGATGGCATTGTCTCCGATGGCCAGCTGATCCTGACCACGACTGTCGCCGGCATTTACAGTGTCAAGCTGGCGTACCAAACCTTCCTCGATTTCACGGTGACTTTCAATGCGAATTGATATCCGGCCCGCCAGCGCCACGCAGCTGAGCAATCTTGTCGCCACGGCCAACAATGTCAAGACCATCGATCTGTCCTGGGTGCTGCCGGTGGACGATCCGAGCTACCGCGCCGCGCAAATCTGGGTCAACACGGTCAACGACGTGGAAACAGCCTCGCTCGTCACGACGGTGGCCGGCAACTATTACAGCTACACGGCACCGGATACGAACGGCCGTTATTTCTGGATTCGCACGGTCAACGAATACAACCGCACCGATGGCCCGTTCACCGGACCGGCCCAGGCCACGCCCAAGCTGCTCGTCACCAGCGACATCGGCGTGTTCGACCTGGCCACGGCCAACATCATCAACCAGCTTACTGTCAGCAAAATCACCGGTCTAGGTGCGCTGGCCACGCTCAGCAGCGTTAATGCCAGCACCCAAGTGACCAATCTGGGCGGCCTGGCGTTTGCGGACCAGATCGCCGCCAACCAAATCGGCGCCGGCACGCTGGCCGCCGGCGTGATTTACGCGGGCACGATTAACGCCGACAACATCACCAGCGGCACCATCACCGGCCGAACCGTGCGTACCTCCAGCGGCAGCACACGCGTGGAAATGGCCTCGGACAATACGCTGACCTTCTACTCGTCGGGTTCGACGAAAGCGCAGATCGGCGCCGGCGGCGGTAACGTCACCTGCTACGGCTCGGGCACCATCCCGGCCCTGTATGCTTCCGGCGGCAGCGTCGCGATCCTGTGCGACGGCAACTTCACAACCAATGGCGGCACCGCGAGCCTGGGCACGACCACGCCGTCCGGCAGTGCCACGCTTGGCACTTCCGGCAATGCCTGGGCCGGCATCTATTCCCAGACCGCGGTCACTGTGACCTCCGATGTGCGCGCCAAGACCGATATCCAGGACAGCGATCTTGGACTGGACTTCATCATGAAGCTGCGGCCGATCAGCTACCGTCTGGCGGTGGGGCGCACGGAGCGAGTGATCGACCCTGACGCAACCGGGCCATTTCTGCCCGGTCAGGAGGCGAAGGTTGAGATTCCTTACGAGGGCACGCGTCGCCATTACGGTCTGCCGGCGCAAAACGTCAAGGAAGCATTGGGCGATCTCGATGCCGCCATCTGGTCGCTGGATGATCCAACCAACCCGGATTCGCGCCAGGCGCTGCGCTACGAGGAATTGATCGCACCATTGATCAAGGCGATGCAGGAGCAGCAAAAAATGATCGAACGGCAGACGGCGCGCATCGATGCACTGGAGAAAAGACTGGCCAGCGCTTAATTGTCAGTCATTGCTGACTTATGCTAGACTGCGCATGACTTTTTCCAGAGGATAGGCAATGGCGCAGATTAAGCAATCGTGTTCGGTGACGAACGGTAGCCAGGCGGTTACGACCGCCGGCGACCTGACGCAGCGCATCAAGAAAAACAACATTTTCATGGTTGAAGGCGAACTGGTGCCATACACCATTGCTGCCGATTCGACCTACGATGGCGCCACCGGCAAGACGACGGTCACGTTGACCGGCGCCTATCAGGGGACCACCAATACCAGCGCCAGCGGCGTGTTTGCCGTTGACGCGACCTACCCGGACATGATTCCGACGATCGCGCAAGGCGACGTCGGTACGGCGGCAATCTTCACCCAGGCCATGTATCACATCCAGGACATGGTCACGTCCGTTTCCCCGGGCGGTCTGCTGCAATATTCGCAATACTGGACCGACGTGAACGCCTGGCATGCTGATGTGAATACCTGGCACACCGACGTCGCTACATGGTATGGCGATATCGGCAACTGGCACACGGACGTCGACGGCTGGCACACCGATACGCTGGCGGCCAAGACCCTGGCCCAGAACTGGGCCTCGCAAGCCACCGGCACCGTGGACGGCACCAGCTATTCGGCCAAGTACTATGCCGGCCAGGCCAGCACGTCGGCCACCAACGCCAGTACGTCGGCCACCAACGCCGACGCCAGCGCTACACTCGCACAAAATTTCGCCACGTCGACCAACAATACCTTCACCGGTTCGGGCGGCATGTACGGTGCGTTGAAATACGCAACCGACGCGTCGACCAGCGCAACGCTGGCGTCCAACTGGGCAACCTCGTTGACGAATACCTTCACGGGCGCCGGCGGTCTGTACGGTGCGCGCAAGTACGCGAACGATGCGAGTGCGTCGGCGACCAGTGCGCAGAACTGGGCCAGCCAGCTTACGACGACCGTCGACGGCACCAGCTACTCCGCCAAGCAGTACGCGCTGAATGCATCCAGCAGTGCGACGACCGCGCAGAACTGGGCCACGTCCACCACGATCGTGTCGGGCGGCTTCTACGGTGCCTACAAATACGCGACCGACGCGTCTAGCTCGGCGAGCGGCGCCAGCACGTCGGCCACCAACGCGTCGACCAGCGCTACGCTGGCGCAAAATTTCGCAACCGCCACCAACAATACGTTCACCGGCTCGGGCGGCTTCTACGGTGCCTACAAATACGCGACCGACGCCGCAACGTCAGCGACCAATGCCGGCACCAGCGCTACGCTGGCGCAGAACTGGGCGACCAAGGCATCGGGCGAAGTCGTCACCGGTCAGGGCTATTCGGCCTACTATTGGGCGCAGCAGGCCGCCACCAGCGCGTCTCAGGCGTCGGCCGGCCAGATTCAGTCGGACTGGAACCAGACCGACAACACGCAAAAATCTTACATCGCCAACAAGCCGAATCTGAACGCGAATGAACCGATCAACTCATCGCGCGACTTCGTCGATGGCACCCTGATCGTAACTGATCTTCCATACGTGGACAGTCAACATCCTTGGTTGCTGACTATCACCGGCAACTCGTATGGTTCGGGTATTCCATTCGACATCAAGGCGCAAGGCTATCCGTACAACGGCGGCATGTTCAACTTGGGCGCGCTCTCGAATGGCGCCGGTATCACCGGTATGGTGGTGTTTTCGAACGCCAGTGGCAATATCTGCTTCTGGTGGCCACGCCAGTCGTATTGGCAGGGTTTCCGTGTTCACGTAGGGGAGGTGCAAAACGACAGCGTTCCCTACAACCATGTCACCGGTATCTCCAATAGCGTTATGCCGACCACTGGCGTAACGAAGACCGTCGCCATCACATTCAAGCAATCTGCGTTCGCCGGCTACAACACTGACATTACCAGCCTTGCTAACGTCGCCACAATCAGCAACAATGGATCGGCGATTGGAATAAACGGTGCAGCAGCAGCGGGCGGCTCCATTCTGCAGATTTCCAATGGCGGATTGAATGCCAATGTTGGTGTGGGATCAAACGCCGCTGGTTCAAACAAAGCTTTATGGGTTACTAAAGATGGTGGCGCTACCTACAACGGCTTTGCCTGGCAATATAATGCCGATGGTGGCGCTTCGCTTTTTGTCGGCAACACTTCAAGCGCATGGGTTGAACGCATGCGCTACGCCGACTCTGGTGGATTTGGGTTCTACCACGATGTCGGTACGACTGGCAATATCACAGTAGATCACACGGCAGGTGAGCGACATATCCAGTTTTCATCCTCCACTTTCAACGGCGGTTTCTATTGCCGGCCAAGTGACAATGTTATTGGATTATATGACTGGACCAACGGTCGTGGCGTTTGGGCGTACACGCCCGCTACCAATCGTTTTGATATTGGCGCGACGAACACCTACACCGGTACGCTGAATGTCAACAGTAACATCTTCGGCACCAGCGCTGCACGCTCGTTCTCGCTGCGGGCGGATACCGGCGCCCTGAATTTCAAGGGCGATACGGGCGGCTGGGCCATGGGTATGACGGTACAGGGCAGTAGCGGTACTCAATATGGCGGATTTTGGGCCAACGGCAACGCAGATACGTGCTCTGCTTACTCTATTGGCGATGCGTACAATTCGGGCTTGTTGACCGTTGACCGCGCCAGTGGCAGCACGATTCTCGGCAGCCCAGCCACGGACAGCACGGCCGCCCGTCTGCAAGTCGCTGGTCAAATCAACGTGCGTGGCAGCGACAGCGGCACGATTCTCTCGACCCTGAACACTACAGCATCCAGCGCGGCGCAGCTGACGGTGAAGCACAACCTTGGCGCTGTCGACATCACGAATGCACGTGGTCAGATCAACCTGAACGGCGCGTCCGGGACCGTTGGCGTCAACGTCGTCAGCAACCTGACCACGACGACGCAGGACACGCGCACGATCAACTTTAATCGTTCTGTCAATACTGGATCAGGCATTAAATGGTACAACGGCACCTACACGGCTTGGGTTGATTACATGGGTGTTGCCGGAAGCGCAGGACAAGGTCCGAGTGGTACCTTGACCCCTCCTTCTGGCACATTGGTTACAACATGGGGTCGCCGTTCGTTTATCGAGAACAGTAACGGTTTTGGCTGGACTTTCGAAAGCGGAAATGCTTCCTCAACGACTCCAGCTATCGTGGCTGAAATCAGTTCCAACACAGGTTCATTCCGTTGCCTTGGTGATTTGACAAATGGAGGCAATCATTATTGCGGTGGCGTTTCGCTTCTGAACGGCGCGACTGGAACTTATAACGGTAACGGGTCAGCTGTTACCATTAACTATACTGGCAGCGGCACTCAGTATGGTATTACGATGAAGCCGGCAACGGCTACGTCCAATACAAATACCATTAATTTCCTGACTAGTGGATCAACTTATTCCTCTGCCACGAGCATGGCCAGTATTCAGCATATGGCAAATGATGCTGGTATCAACTTGACTGGTAATTGGTATAAGGATGGTAACGCTCTCGTGCACTGGGGTCAGGCCAACGTTACCGGTGGTTTTGCGGCCCTGTCCGGCTACAATCTGCAACTCAAGAACACGGCCGGCACGGTTCAAAGCCAGATCACCACCAGCGCAACCGCCGCACGTACCTGGACCATGCCCGACAAGGACGGCACGGTGGCGATGACGTCGGACATCACGTCGGGCCTGGTCCCGCTCGGCAAGCTCTCCCTGGCCGGCAATACCTATGTCGACTTCCTGAACACGTTCTCGGACACGTACGACAAGTACATCATCGAAATCGAGAACGTCATGCCGAGCGCGGTGGGCAACCTCCTGATGCGCCTGTCGACCAATGGCACCAGCGCAGATGCCGGTGGTTCCTATTCGTCGATGATGGCACCAAACGGCGCAACCACCAGCTTCCTTCAAACGTCGTTCACGCTGGCAAACAGCATGGATGCTGGCGCAGGCACGTCGTACGCAGGCTCGACGTTCACGATTGAAGTGTGCAATGCACGCCTCGTTACCAGTTCGCCGCGCGTGGTTTCGACGCGTGGTGCATTCATGACGTCCTCCGCGGCATTGCAGTCTGTCGATTACATTTCCGGATATTTCGGCAGCACTTCCCCGCTGACCGGTTTCCGCCTGCTCTGGAGCGGATCGCAGACTTTCAGCAAAGGCATGGTGCGCGTTTATGGCGTGCTCAACAATTAAGGAGCCAACATGACTTTTCAAATCGCCTATTGGGATGATGAACTGCAGCAGCAGATGACGCGCGACAGCACGCCGGAAGAAGATGCGCAGCGCGACGCCGATATCGCGGCCGCGGCAAAGGTCGCAGTGCCGGAGGAAATCACCCGGCGCCAGGCGCTGCAGGCGCTGGCCATCAAGGGGCTGCTTGACAAGGTGCAGCCGCTGATCGACGCCATCGCGGACCCGCTTCAGCGTCAGCTGGCCCAGATCGAATACGACACCTCGCAGGTGTTCAAGCGTCACCGTCCGCTTGTCGTCCAACTGCTGCCCGGCCTGGGCTTGAGTGAAAGCGACGGCGATGATCTGTTCATTTTCGCAGCCTCCCTCACGTAAAAGGAAAGCCATGAACTACGACCAAGCCCGCGGCAGAATTCAAACCGGCGATCTGATCGGCGTGCGCGATGTGCACGGCCTGCTCGGCAAGGCCACGGTATTCTTTACCGGTTCACCCTACACGCACACGGGCGTGGCCGTTTGGCTGGGTGATCGATTGTTCATGGCGGACCTCAATTCCGGCCGCAACCACTTGACCGCTCTGTCCTGCATCGAAAGCTTTGACGTGCTCGACCCGCCGGCTGGCATCGACCGCAAGTTCATCGAGCAGGCGACTTTCGATTGGCTGGCGCACCCGATCACCTATGGCTACGCAGCCTTCATCCTGATCGGCCTGAAAGACGCGCTGGGCGTCAAGAAGTTTATCCATTGGCGCAAGATCATCGTGTGCTCGGGCGGCTCCATCCAGATTTACGAAATGGCCGTGGATGCGATGCTCACGCACGGCGAGAATGTGCCGCCGGCCTGGGTCGACCACGACCGCACCTTGTCGCCCGGCGATCTGGTCGCGGAACTGGGCGTGCCGAAGCTGCAAGTTCGCCCTTGAAAGTAAGTCAGTACTGACCTATAATCGGACGATTCCTATAAAGGCCAAGCATGAGCACCGAAGTCGCAATCATCGCCTTGAAGATGTATCAGGGCGGCACATTTCGCCAAGGCTTCACCTTCAAGAATCGTTTGAAAAAGCCCTATGACCTGACCGGATATCGCGCACACATGCAAGTTCGCGACAGCGGCAACCTCGTCGCCGATCTGAATACGGAAAACGGCGGCATTGCGCTGGGCGGCACAGCGGGCACGATCGATTTGTATGTGTCGGACGAGGCAACGGCCGTCATGCAGTTCTCCAAAGCTCAATACGATCTGTTCTTGCTCGCGCCAAATGGCGATTCGATTCCGATCATCGCCGGCACGATCACGCTGACGAAAGGACAGACGCAAAATGCCTGACATCATCCTTCAAACCGTCGATCGTATCGACGTCATCACCCAAGGTACGCAAGGTATTCCTGGCATTCAGGGCGATCGTGGCCTGCCAGGTCCACCGGGCGGTTCCGCGCTGGAATACACCGCCGGCTCCGCGATTGGCGGTCACCGCGTCGTTATTTTGAATGGCGATGGTCAACTTACCTACGCGAGCGCAAACGACCTGACCAATATTGGACGCGTTATCGGCATCACGACAATGGCCGCCGATGTCGGTGCGACTTGCCAAGTGCAGAATTTCGACCGACTCGATGAACCGTCCTGGAACTGGGACACAACCCAGTCGGTATATCTCGGCGTCGATGGCCTGCTCACGCAGCAAACACCGACGCTCCCCGACGCCAAATTTTCGATGGTGGTGGGTTTTCCTATCTCCAGCACTTCCCTGTTCGTGAACCTGCGCGAACCGATCATTCTTTCCGCTTAAAGGAGCTGTAAATGGGCACTGCCTCGACCAAGAAATTCATCAAGAACGTCAGCGGCGCGCTGACGGAAGAAGCCGCGATCACCACGTCGGCTGGCGCCGGCGACGCCAACGCAATCCCCGCGCTGAACGCCAACGGTGTTCTGGACCCGACCATCCTGAACGCGACCGTAACGTCGGCCGCGAACAAGATCGCCCAACTTGACGGCTCCGGTCGTCTGGATACCACCGTCATGCCGGTTGGCATCGGCGCCGATACGGCGATTCTGGTGGCGTCCGAAGCCCTGTCCGCGGGCAACTACGTCAACGTGTTCGATGCCGGCTCGGGCGTGTTCAAAGTGCGCAAGGCCGACGCCACCGTCGCTGGCAAGGAAGCGATGGGCTTCGTTCTGGCCGCGGTCTCGCTCGGCGCCAATGCGACCGTGTACTTCGAAGGCACGAACACCCAAGTCACCGGCCAGACGCCAGGCAATGTGTTTCTGCAGACGACCGCAGGTGCAGGCGCCGCTGCCGTACCTAGCGCATCCGGCAACGTGGTCCAGTGCATCGGCTTTGCCGTGTCCGCGACGGCCGTGAACTTCCAGTACAACCGCCCGATCACGCTGGCATAAACATGACCCCTGATCAGTTCAATATCCTGTTGAATGAGCTGAAGCTCGATCCGGAAGGTCTGGGGTATGCCCAGCACCTTCCGGATGATCCAGTACGCGCCGTTGAGCTTATTACAAGCAAGGGCTTCACGATGGTGAAGTCTCGCATGATCAACGGTCGGACCATCCTTGAGCATTGCTCCACAGGAAAATCGATCCTGCGCAAGATCAAGGCTGCAGCAGATGCTGATGCGGTGATGGAAGTTGTGTGGGCCTTCCTCAAGCAAGAATCCGGGCTCGACATTGGCTCCCCCGCCACGCGCACCAGCATCGATGAACTGGTGACGAGCGGAAGCTGGGAGCAGGCTGAAGGCGACGAATTAAAGGGCCTGGCAATTCAGCCAGCCAGCCGGGCTGAAGTGCTTGGCATTCCTGCGCCGTCTGCGCGCGACATCGTAGAAGCGTGGGGTGAGCAATAATGGCCGGTTCGTTTAAATGGCAAGAGAGTAGCGCGCAGACAATCGGCACGACAGCGGCCACGCTTTCTAGCGGGTCCGCCGTCCTCGTTGGCCAACTCGATTTGCGCGCCGTTACTGCCGGCCCGCTGGCGGACAATTTCGCTGCGCTTTTCACGCTGGCCGCAGCGTGGGCGACCGTGACCGGCATCGCGGCAAATACTGTCGTCGCTGAGTTGTATCTCGTCCCGTCGATTGACGGCGGCACGACCTTCCCCGATGTCGATACCACGGCCGGCGCATCGACAATAGCCTATCCGCACTTGGCAGGCTCCTTCGTGGCGGCCAAAACGCCGGGCACGGGTACGACGATGAATTTCGCGACGGCGCCGGTCGACCTGTTCCCCGCCCTGTACAACGTCTACATTCTCAACCGATCCGGGCAGACGTTGAATTCCAGTGCTGTGCTTAAAGTGCAGGGCACGGTCGCCCAATACACGTAATGGGCGCCGTCATAACACGCCGCGTTCGCACTTCCCAGCCGTCGGGTTGCGTTATCGCGGCACCGGAATGGCGCGCGCTCGGGCTACAGAACCTGACGATGTTTGGCACAGCCGATATCGACGCGGCAAGTCCGGCAGGCTTCACGCGCAGCGGCACCGGACACGTTCTAAAGGCGGGGAGGCTTGGTGTCGGCGTGTCGCAGAATGGCGGCAATAACACATGGGCGCTGAATGCCAAGGGCAAGACCATTGGTGTCGGTAACCAGTTCGCCGTCGTCATCGCGTTCCAGTTGAACGCAACCGGGCAGACCCAAAGGTACCTTGTCATGGATGGCGCCAGCGCCGACCAAGCGGCCGTAATCTATGGGTATGTCGCCAACACCGTCGAATTTTTCGCCCAAGGTTACACTGGCTCGGACCCGCGTACCGGCAGCGGCATCGTCGTCAATGACACACTGCCGCACGTCATCATCTATACGTACGACGGCACGAACTGGCGCGGATATCTCGATGGCGTTGAGAAGTTTTCGGTAACGCGCACGTTCTCACTTTTTGGGCTTGCCGGCACCGCGTCGGGATTCATCGGCGGGGCCACGGCCACGACGGGCGTGTCAAACGCGACCTACTACCTGCACGCGCGCTTCAGTGCCGGGCTTCCTCGCACTGCCGCATTGCGCTTGTCCGCCAACCCGTGGCAAATGTTCAAACCACAGCTTCGTCGCATCTGGGCGGCTGGCATGGCTCAGGCAACTACGCGCAGGGCCTTGATCATTTCAAACGGTCAGATCACTCAGATTGTCGACGCCCTGGTTGGCACCAACCAGAAGCCGCTAGTTCTGTACCTCGGTAAAGTGCAGCAGCAAGTGGCCTCAGAAGGTGTACCCATCGTGATCGTCAACGGTGTGATCCGGACCCTGGCGTCAAACGAGACGCTGATCCTTTAAAATAAGTCAGTCGTTACTTACATCTGTCGGCTTTCTCTGTTAGAATCGCCGACAGACTTCTTTGCGAGCGAACGTCAAAGGTCGACATTCCAACCTCACAAGGATCAAAGATGCCTGACCAAGACAGCCTGCAGATTCTGCAAGACGAAATGCGCGACATTCGCGCGACGATGGGCAAGATGGCCGACGCCCTGACCAAGCTCTCCGTCCTGGAGGAGCGCAACCTCATTGCCAACACCGCCATCGAGAAGATGATGGCCCGTCAAGACAAGGCCGACGAGCGCCTGCAAGCCGTCATTCTGGACCACGCCAAATTCGAAGCGAACATCGCCGGCATTTCGACCGCGATGAAATGGATGTGGGCGGCCTTTGGCTCTGGCGTCATCTACATCGGCGGCCAGGTCATCAAACACTACGCCAACTGATCATGCTCACGCTCGCCCAACTGCAGGCGTGCATGCCGATGTTGGGCGTGCGCGCGCAAGACTTCATTCCCCACCTTCAGAAAGCCATCGATCTGGCCGGCGCTACCACGCGCAACCGGCTCACGATGTTCCTGGCCACGGTCGCCTATGAGTCGGACGACCTGCTGCACCTGGAAGAAAACCTCAATTACAGCGCCGAAGGTCTGGTCAAGAACTGGCCCTCGCGCTTCAACGCGATCACCGCGGCCCAATACGCACGCCAGCCCGAGAAGATCGCCAACAAGGTGTACGCCCTGCGCGGCGGCAACGGCGACGAGAAATCGGGCGACGGCTGGCGCTACCGCGGCGCGGGCGGTATTCAGCTGACTTTCAAGGCGAACCATCACGCGTGCGCGGCCTTCTTCGGCAAACGCGACGAGGACATGTACGCCTGGCTGTGCAGCCCGGAAGGCGCCCTGATGTCGGCCGCCTGGTTCTGGAAGACCCGCGGCTGCAACGACTATGCCGACCACAACGACTTCGACGGCGTATGCGACGTGGTCAATGTCGGCCGCAAGACCACCGCCTACGGCGACGCCATTGGATTCGTCAACCGCCTGATTCGACTGCGCTCGGTCCAGGCAATCATCAAGGAGTAACACATGCAGAACTTCGTCGCAAAACTGAAAAACGCCTGGCGCTCCAAGACCGTGTGGTTCAACGCCGGCGCCGGTCTGGCGCTGGCCTACTCAAACGAGATTTTGCAGCTGATGCCGCAGCTGCAGCCGGTGCTGGGCGCTGACCACTTTCAAGCCGCCATCACGACCATCACGATCGCCAACGTCGTGCTGCGCTTCGTGACCACGCACCCGCTGGAGGCGAAGTGATTGGCCTGCCCGAGCGGCTTCTGATCTGGTTCGCGGCCGCGCTCATGGTGTTCGGCGCGGGCTGGGCCGGCCGCGGCATCTACGCGGACCACAAACAGGTCAAGGTGCTGCAGAAGGACAAGCGCGAGACCAGCCAGAACATCGAACACGCAGTCCAGCAAAGCGAAAAGATCGACGCTGACGTGCACGCGGATGGCGCGCGCATCGAGGGCATTCGCGCCCAGATCGTCGCCCGCATGACTCAACCCATTTACAAGGAAGTCCACCATGACCCTGTCCATGACAGCCTACCCCAAGCCGCCGACGCCGTGGTTCCTGAAAGCCCTGTGCCTGTTCGCGATCCTGTGCTCGATGCTGGCACTGTGCGCCTGCTCAACGCCGCCCGCAGCGGGACCGAGCTTCGTGCCGCCGGCAGCGGCGATGAGCAAAAGCCGGCCGCTCCCCGGCCTGCCGGTTGATTCGAGCGCGCCAGACGACGCACCTACCACGGTCGGCATCAAGGAGCTGGTCGACGACAGCCTGACCGTGACCGCCATGTACCGCGACCTGGCCAAACGCCATGATGAACTGGTCGACGCCGTGAACAAATTCCTGCACAAGCAGGCCAACTAGCCATTCAAGGAGCACGGCATGCAATACCCCAGCGGCGCCAGTCAGTCGGTCAGCGGCGCATATGACACGATCGGCAATTTCTTTCCACTCGATTCCCTGCCACAGCACTTCGAACGTGACGGCAGCGGCAACGTCCTGTCCATCACCGTCACCGACGGCAAGAGCACCTGGACCCAGACCTACACCTATGTCAATGGCTTCGTCAGCGACATTTCCGGCTGGGTGAAAGCATGAGCGTAAGTTCCTTCCTGCGCGATAAGTCCATCAGCGGCGCGAGCGCCGGCGGCGGCTCGACCTATACCGACCCATCCAAGATTGTCTATGTCGCCGCGGCCGGCGGCTCGGTCGACGCGGCGCCTGCCGTCAATGCCGCATTGGCGCAAATCTACGCCAACAAGGGCGGCAAGCTGGTGTTCCCATTCATGATGGCCGGCTACAGCTTCGCCACGCCTATCGTGATCGACGTGACACAGTACGCAATGGGCAGCGGCATCATGATCGAACTGGGCGGCAATGCCTACAATCCGACCCATGGCGGCTGGTGTTTTGACATCAAGACCAACTTCTTCCACGCCAACTGCGGCGGCAAGCTGGGCAACAAGCCGGTGATCATCAACGGCGGCGGCGCCAACATCTACAACGGCGGCGGCGTATCGGCGCTGGGCGGCGTGCGCTTCAACGACACGGTCGTTTATGGTCTGAATGATATCGTCATCAATGTCTATACCGGCGGCACCGCATGCCAGCTGAACATCACGAGCAGCGACCTGTCGACCTGGGTGGAGCACGGCCGCATCATTGACCTGCGCGGTTCGAACAATCTGAACGGCTTATGGACCAAGTCGAGCAACATCATCGGCAGTTTCCTCGGCAACTATTTTGAGCGCATCGCGTTCGAAGGCCGTGTCAACAACTGCAAGAACTACTGGTTGCAGGGCCTGATGTTCAACTGCCAGTTCAACATGTGCGGCGGCTACTACAACCAGACCGTGGGCGGCACCAAGTTCACTGGCGGTTGCTGCTTCTACCTGGACGGCGGTTACACCGGCACGACCTTCATTTCGCCATGGGTCGACGCCGGCGGTGGTGGCGATCAAGACCCGCTGCACGACTTCGTGTTCGGCCCGAACTACACGGCCAATCTGAGTTATTACCCCACCCTGTTCAATACGGTCGAAATCAACCCGCCGCTGAACTGGCGCGACAAAATGCTGATCGCTTCGCCGATCGGCTATGGCACCCTGGATGGCGGCGTGGCGGCAAGTCCGCGTGAGGTGCTGCGTTCGGCCCGCACCTACTACGTGAACGGCACGACCGGCAGCGACACAGCCAACACCGGCATGAAGGACTACAACAACGTCATTCATCCGTTTCAGACCGTGCAGCACGCGCTGGACGTGATCTACGGCACGCTCGACTGCGCCGGCAAGAACGTGACAATTCAGATCCAGGATGGCACCTGGACCGAAGCGATCACGATCAGCGGCCAGCCAACCGGCCTGGGTGGCGCGACGCTGTCCATCATCGGCAACTTCACCACGCCTGGCAACGTCAAGTTCTCGACGGTTGGTGATGCACTGACGGTCAAGAACGGCGCGCGCGTGACGGTCAAGGGCTTGACCCTGGCATCGAGCAGCGGCAACGCCATCAACACGTACGGACAAGGTTCGTTCGTGTACCTGGACGCCGGTTGCCAATTCGGCACCTGTGGCCTGGCGCATATGAAAGTGGGCGTGGGTGCCGAAATCGATACCGGTGCATCCTACAAGATCACCGGCAATGCCAAAACGCACTGGGAAATCTCCGGTGGTGTCGTGACCAAGGGCGCGGCCGTCGACGCGACCGGCATCGCATTCTCGGCCAACTTCACGAACGTGTACAACCGCGGCGGCCTGTTCCTGAACGATACGTCGTTCACGACGACGGGCAGTACTGGCACCCGGTTCTACGTCTACGCAGGCGGCATGGTGCAGTCGTACGGCGCGGCCAACACAATCATGCCAGGGGCGACGGCGGGCTATACCGACACCGGCACCGGTGGGCTGTATCTGTGATGTGAAAGAAAGCCGCCTTCGGGCGGCTTTTCTTACTGTTCGATCAGTCATCGCTGAGTTATAGTGAAGCCTCCGATCACCGACCAGGAATGCCTCATGCGTAACAAGCAATCCAACGACAAATCCCGCCGCGCAGCAAAACACGCGGGAATGCTCCCCGAGCAGCAAATGGCAAACGCCCTGCCGCCTCCGGTGCGCCGCAAACCCGAACCTTTCGAACCGAAGAACGAGCGCCAGCGCGGCTACGCATCGGCCATGCGCCGCGACGGCAGTGTCGTGTTCGGCCTGGGTCCGGCCGGCACCGGCAAGACCTATGTGGCCGGATGCATGGCGGCCGAAGCGCTGCTGGACAACCGGGTCGAGAAAATCATCTTGACGCGCCCGGCGGTCGAAGCAGGCGGTGAAAACATGGGCTTCCTGCCTGGCGAGAAAGAACAGAAATTCGATCCGTATTTCGATCCGTTCCGTGATGTGCTGGAAGAACGTCTTGGCAAGTCGTTCGTGGAATATCTGATCAAGGAAGGTCGCATCAAGTGCGAGCCATTCGCCTACATGCGCGGCAAGACCTTCAAGAACGCCTTCGTGATCCTGGATGAAGGCCAGAACGCCACGCCGGAACAGTACAAGCTGTTCCTGACCCGCATCGGTCAGGGCGCCACTGTGGTGATCAACGGCGACGAGAGCCAGGCCGATATCAAGAAGTCCGGGCTGATGGATGCGGCCGCGCGACTGTTCCACCTGCCGGTGGTGAAGGTGGTGCAGTTCCGCCGCGAGGATATCGTCCGTTCCGGTCTGGTGCAGGAAATCGTGTCCGCCTATGAAGCGCCCTGCCCGCCATTGCATCCTTCGCTCCAGTGAAATCGGGCATTTATAGGATTGTTCAGCTCTCGACCGGGCGACACTACATCGGCAGCGCTGTCGACGTAGATGCCCGGCGCCGCCGTCATTGGTGGGAGCTGCACACCGGGCGCCATTCGAACCCCAAGCTGCAACGGGCTTGGAATAAGTATGGCGCCGACGACTTCATTCACGAGAAGATCGAGACCTGCGATAAGAAAGTGCTGACTGAGCGCGAACAGTTCTGGATGGACTCGACGAAGCCGTTCTTCAATATCCTGCAGCGCGCTCGATCGGCACAGGGTCTAGTCATGCCCGAGTCAGCGAAAAAGGTCTTGAGTGAGAAAGCAAAGGCCAGGTACGCCGCGTTGAGCGAAGAAGAAAAGGCCGACCTGCATGCCGCCCATGCAGCGCGCCTTCGCGGCCGTAAGCAGACCGCTGAGCACTCACAAGCGATCGCCAAGGCGCTCAAGGGTCGACGTAACAATGAAGCCCAGAACGCGGCCCTGGCGCGCAATAGGGACAATCCAGAAGCACTCGCGAAGCGTATCGCGGCGCGGGCGTGCATCTGGTACACGGCGACGGCCCCAGACGGCACCGTGCATGAGTTCCAGAACATGTGCGAGTTCGCGCGCCAGCACGACCTGAGCCAGTCGCATATGGTGGCGGTAGCAAAGGGAACGCGCCGGGCGCACAAGGGATGGACCTGCTCGTATCTTCCCGCGCCCGCACCTTCGCTGCATCCTTCTCTGCAATCGTAAAATCAGCTGTCGGGCCGGGTCATTCCGGTCCTGAAAGAGCTTGGGGTGGAGCTTGGGGTCTCCACCCGTTTTCTATAAGTTCTTTCTATATTCTGTATGTAAGTAATGAAGTATTAAAGTATTTTCGAAAACGGAGGCAAGCCCCATGCAGCACCCAAGCGATGCGGAACTGGAAACTTTGCACGGCGCATTTTTCGGCATGAAGCTGGACGAAAGCGCCCGCGACGCCCTGGCCATCGCCCGGATCGATCGCAAGATTCTCGACCGCGAGCCCGCACTATATAATTGCAAGTGGTTCGACTACCGGCCCCTGCACCCGACCACGGCGACCTATCTGCTGGCGCACTGCTACAACCGGGCCTACGGCGACCATATGGGCGCGTGCTTCGACCGCAAGAAGCGTTTCATGGCGGCGTTCAAAGGCAAGGACGTGATGAATTGCAGGGAAGTCAAGTCGTTCTGGCGGCTGCGTCAGAAAATCGACGAACTTGGCATGCGCTACGACTTCTTCTGCCGGCACGCGATGGCATGGTGCGCGGAAAATGGATGGAAGCAGCCGCCGCGCCCGTCCCATGTTTTGAATAATGACGAATTGATCATTCAAGTGGCAAATGCATGGGAAATGGAACAGCGCGGCAAGATTCAGTGGGCCAAGCTGGCGCGCTACACAGCGGCTTGTTTCGTGGGCGGGCGGGACCAGATCGATTATGAACATCACCTGGCCGCGCGCATCATGCAGCGGGCGCACCCCAAGTTTGCCATTCGGACAGCGTTGTACCAGTACGACGCCTTGCGCATCGAAGCGGCGCTGGAACTGCTGCCCATCACGGCTGTACATGAGGCGATCGACATGTCGTTGACACCGTAAGTCAGCACTGAACTATAATGAACGCGTCAAGCGAGACGTTCGCAATTTACCCACACGGAGAGTTACAATGAATTACCCCACCGATACCCAGCGCGACATGGATGCCGCAGAACTGCGTCGCCAGCAGGTCGAAGAAGGCCGGCGTCTGGCCGAAGCAGAGGGCAAGCAGCGCAAGGTCATCGGCCTGCCCGCTGCCCGCAGCGCGGCGCCGCGCGTTGCGGCGCCAGCAACCGGACCGAAATCGAAGGGGCATGAGGCCTTCCTCAAGGCGCTGCAGATGTCGGATGCCGACATCGTGGTCGAGAAGATGTCGGGCGACGTCTACTACGGCAAACTCAAGCACAGCGACAAGTACACGCTGACCATCAACGCGTATGCCATTCAGCGCAACGGCAAGGATTACAGCGACGAGGTCAAGGAAAGCTTCGACCGCGTGATTTTCAAGCACGATATCAGCGAGTTTCATACGACCACCGCGGCACCGGCCGGCTCGCGCGCCGCGGGAGTCCGCGCATGAGCGACGCCGTCGTCGATGCTGTTGTCGGCATGATCGCCGAGCGCTACGACCCGGCATTGAGCGCGGCGTCCTCGCCCGCGGCCCTGGCCGGCGCCAGCCCGGGTGCGATGGCGCTCGGGAAGTTCGAATTCGACGAGGAGTTCCAGACCAAGATCGCAGTACATGCGATGCGCAACCTGGCCTTCATGCGCCAGGCCGCACACCTCTTGAAGCCGGATTATTTTGAAAACGCGGGCGAGGCGGCGATGGTCAACATCGCCATTCGCTACTATGAGCGCTACGGTACGGTGCCATCGGCCGTGATGGCCAAGACCATGTTCGCCGACGATATTCGCGACAAGGTAATCCGCTCGGACATCAAGCCGGTCGCGGTCGAGTCGTTCAAGGCCTGTTTCAATCCGGCCGCCGACCTGTCGGACGGTGATGCGATCGCCGAGCGGGTTGCTGAATTCGTACGCCACCAGGCCATGCAGGCGACCATTTTGGAGGCGGTCGAACTGCTGGAGAAACGTGATTTCGAAAAGATCGAGAAGCGCGTCAAGGCAGCCTGCGAAGTGGGCCTGAACACCGACGGCGACGAGTACGACTACTATGCCGAGATCGACAGCCGCACGTCCGAGCGTGCCGACAAGAAGGCCGGCAAGCTGCCGCCGACCGGCATCACCACGGGATTCAAGGACATCGACGCGCTGCTGTACCACATGGGCTGGGGTCGCAAGGAACTGGCGGTGTTGCTGGGCGGGCCGAAGTCGGGCAAGACCACGGCTCTGATCAACTTCGCCAAAGCAGCCAGCCTGGCCGGCTTCAATGTGTTCTACGCCACCTGCGAGGTCTCGGCGCGCATTATCTCGGAGCGTATGGACGCGACCATGTCCGACACCGAAGTCAAGGCGCTAGTCGACCGCATGCACGACGTGGCCGGCAAGGTCAAGGCCATCATGCCGCGCGCGGGCGTGATCAAGATTCACAACTACCCATCCGGCACCCTGACGCCGTCGCAACTCAAGGCGCGCATTGAGCGCTACAAGAGCCCGCGCATGATGCCTGACGGGACGGTGGCGCCACCGATCCAGTTCGATCTCGTGATCGTCGACTACGCCGACATCATGGCGCCGGACTTCCGCACCCAAGACACCATCGAGAACAGCAAGAGTATCTACTTGGCCCTGCGCGCGATCGCCGACCAGGAGAACGTGGCCATGCTGACCGCAACGCAGGGCAACCGCGAAGGCGCGAAGGCCGTGGTGCTCAAGGGTGAGCACGTCGCCGACGACTACAACAAGGTGCGCACGGTCGATATCATGATATCGATCAACGTAACCGAGGAAGAGCGCGCGAACGGCGAGGCAAGGCTGTATTTCGCAGCAAGCCGCAACCAGGAAGGCGGCTTCACCATCTTCATCAAACAGGAACTGGCCAAGATGAAGTTCATCGCCAGCATCGTACGAATCGAATAAGGGAAATTACATGGAACTGAAAACCCGCGCTTACATCCAGGTTCACAGCACGACCGGGGAGGAGATTGGTCCGATCTTCAAGGAGCCGATCGAGTCGCTGGAGCACAAGGAACTGGTGCTGCGCAACGATGCCGAAACCTACATCGCCCGGGTCGAAAGCCAGCTGAGCGGCACGCTCAGGCAGATCGAAGCACTGGTGCGTGAAAAAGCAACGCTGCAACACGACATGGAAGACCTGCGCCTGCGCAACGACGAACTGGCGGAAAGTCTGGCGTATGAGCGCAACATGCACGCCGACACACTGCGTCAGCGCTATAGCCAGGACAATCGCATGCTCGACATCATGATGGCATTGCAAAGGGCCAGACCCGGCTCCGTCTTTCCGTCCGCCGAAGAGGCGCGCGACATGATCGTCGCCGCATTCAAGCCGCGCAGCCGCCTCGTACGGGCCTTGCGCATGTTGTTCAAGGGGTAGCGACATGTGCGAGAAGTGGCGCGCTGTGCCGGGCTTTGAAGGGCTTTACGCCGTATCCGATCAAGGCCGGGTCAAACGTCTGGCGCGCGAGATCGCAATGACCAATGGCCGGCGCCGTATTTCCGAGCGCCAGCTGGCGCGCAATCCCGGTTCGTTTGGGCATTGGGTTGTGATTTTATCGAACGGCAACACGCGCACCATCATGCGCATCGCCGATCTGGTCATGCTGGCGTTCGAAGGGCCAGCGCCGGCTGGCATGGAGGCGCTTCACAAAGACGGCGACCGGGCCAACAACCGGATCGACAACCTGATATACGGGCCGAGTCGCAACGAGGATCATTACTTTAATCCGGGTAATTCCAAACTGGTGCCGAGCATGGTGCGCGATATTCGTGCATCGAATGAAAGTGCGATCGCACTGGCGAAGAAATACAACCTGAAGCCGGAGACGATCCGCGCCATCAAGGCCAATAAAACCTGGAAGGATGTGAAATGAGCAGGGTGGACAATACCGAGTTGCAGGAGGCGCTGGACACGATCGACATCGAGTCTTGGCTCGACGCCGAAGGCGTCCGGTATCGTCCCACGCGCGGTAAGAGCGGCGCACAGTTCAACATCAAGGAGTGCCCGATCTGCGGCAACAGCAAGTACAAGGTGTTTCTGAACCAGGAGACTGGACTTGGCAACTGCTTTCACGGCGATTGTGAATCGAAATTCAACAAGTGGAAGTTCATTCACGCCACGCTGGGCGGCACCGCGCGTGCGACCATCGACCACATCAAGCATTTCGCGCGCACGCAGGGCTGGCGCCCGAAGCGCAGCAAGACGGCGGTCGAAACCGGCGGCACGCTGGTATTGCCGGAGTCGATCGCACTGCCTTACAACGGCCGCAATCTCAAGTATCTGGACAACCGCGGCATCACCGGCGATATCGCCAGTTATTTCGAATTGAGGTTTTCTCACAATGGCAAATTTCCATACCTTGACACTGCCGGTGATCCTGTGGAACAGGACTACGCCAACCGGGTCATCATCCCTATATTTGATCTGGAGGGACAGCTTGTGTCGTTCCAGGGGCGCGACATTACTGGCACGGCTGATCGCAAGTATTTATTCCCGCCCGGATTCGCCTCGACCGGTTCCGTCCTGTACAACGGCCATAATGCACATGGCGCCGAGCACGTTGTTTTAGGCGAGGGCGTATTCGACGTCGCGGCCATCAAGATCGCGCTGGACGGTGACATGGCGCTGCGCGACATCGTCCCGGTCGGCACCTTCGGCAAGCACCTGTCGTACGGGAACGAGAACAGTCAGCTGGCGCGTCTTCTGCAGCTGAAAGAGGAAGGTCTGGGCATGATCACGCTGATGTGGGATGGAGAAGCGAAGGCGATCGTCGACGCGGTCGACGCCGGCCTGATGCTGCGCAGCGCCGGTTTCATGGTCAAGATCGCCATTCTGCCGAAAGACAAAGACCCGAACGAAGTGCCGCCGGACGTGGTGCGGCGCGCGTTCTACCACGCGACGCCACTCACCCCGGGCAGCGCGACGAAGTTGAAACTGATGTACGGTCGCGCCTGAAAAATTCAGTCAGGGCTGACTTGTCACTCCTGACAGCGACCGGTACGATGTGAATATGAATGCGCGATGTGCGCGAAGGGAACGGGATGAGTAAAAGATACGAGGTACTGCTGGATTACCTGGAGCACGATGGTGGCACCAAGTTCTATGAGACGGTGCGCATCACCGAATTGGTCGATGACAAAAGATTTGGTGCTTCGATTCTGCTGCAGCGCTGGGGCAAGATCGAAGCAAACACAGGCGGTGGCCAGATCAAGACCGTTAATGGATCGATCAACACAACGGATAGCGCGCGTACCAAGATTCTCAAGGAGAAGATGACGCCACGCGCCGGCAAGGGCGTGTACAACAGGGCGGCTGCGCCGGTATTCGGACTTGGCAGAATCGTCCCGGCTTCAAATTTGCCGAGAGAGGTAAAAGCTGAGGATCTTTATTCGGCATTGAACGAGCACTACGGCCCGGCCAGCTGCGACATAGTCGTGAAATATTTTGACATGCACGAAGAACGGGGCGCCGAACCCGCTGACGACATCGTCAGCGAAGGCGAAGAACATGACCGCGGCACCAATTGGGCCAGCTGGTAAAGGAGAGCGACATGCAAAACGAACCGATCAAGCACGACACAAACTATCCCATCGCGGCCAGCGCCGGCCCGGACAACGCCTACTACCTGCGCCACTGCGCCATGATCGAACGCGGCCCGGCCTACACCGCATGTCTGTCGCGCCTGAAGGACATCGACGACGGCCGTGCCAACGAGCGCACCGCACAATGTGAGAAGGCAGTGCGCGAGAACCGCTGTGTGGCGCACGGCATGCGTGAACAAGAACAGCTGGCCGGCGCCGCACTGTTCTACTTCCCGCGCACGAACAAGCCGTTCCTGCCGGCTAACGTGGCCGGCGACTTCGGCGTCTTGATCACAAACCTGACCGATCCGGCCCTGATTCCGAAGCCAATCAAGCCGTTCGGTGAGAAGCCAGCTGCGCGCCCGGCGCCGAGCAAAGTCGATGATGAACTGCGGGTCGACGCGCTGGCGGCCGCAATCACGAACGCTGCGGCGAAAGAAGCAGAGCCGGCCGCGCCCATCACGCAAGAGCAGCTGCGCCAGGAACTGATCAAGAACCCGATCAAGGTCGACCTGCCGCCGATGCTTCCGCCAGGCACTGGCTCGACCGTGCCCAAGATTCAGCCGGGTGAGACCCCGCTGCAATTCGCCCGCCGCATGGCGGAACTTCGTAAAGCTAAACAATGAGGGAATGATGGCAAGTAAAAAGAGCAACGAAATGAAAGTCACGATCTGGACCGACACGCTTAAATCGGACATGGTCGGAACCATCAGCGCCAGTGTGATCGAAAGCTTTGGCTACATCATGCCGAGCAACGGTAAAACAGCTGCGGAAATGCGTGAATTGGCGCTCAAGCTGATGCAAGAGCGTCACGAACAACTCAAGGCCAGTGGCCAATAAATAAAGGAAAAGTGATGAGCCTGAAACCCAACATGGACACCGACCAGATTCTGGGCCTGATGGACCAGATCGCGGAAACGCCCGGCAAGAACGACAAGATCGCGATGCTGAAAGCTGTCGCCGGCGACACCTTGCTGCAGCGCGTGCTGCGCGCCGCATACAACACCGACAAGTACGGCATTCGCGCGGTGCCAGAGCGCGCGATCATGTCGCCGATTGGCTATCAATTCGACGACGACTCCTGGAAGATCATCGCGCAGATGCGCGACCGTACACTGACCGGCAACGCCATGTTGGCGATGGTGCAGCAGGAAATGAACCGTCTGTCGGAAGACAGCGCCGAACTGTTCAAGCGCATTCTGCTCAAGGACATGCGCGCCGGCTTCTCGGCAGAAACATGCAACAAGGTTTGGCCCGGCCTGGTGCCCGACACGGCCTACATGCGCTGTTCGCTGCCGAAGGACGCCAAACCCGAGACCTGGACCGAATGGGCAGACGGCGAAATCCTGCAGATCAAGGCGGACGGCATGTTCGTCAACATCGACCACGAAGACACCGGCGAAGTCTTCATGTATTCGCGCGCCGGCACGATGTTCCCGACCGAGGCGTTTGGCCAGCTCCTGCAGGAAATCCGCAACACCTTCCTGACCGGCACACAGTCGCACGGCGAAATGCTGGTCGAGCGCGACGGCAAGATTCTCGCACGCGAGATCGGCAACGGCATTCTCAACAAGGTCGTGCAGGGCGGCACCTTCGCGCCTAACGAAAGTCCGGTGTTTGAAGTGTGGGATCAGATTCCGCTGGAGTGCGCGGTCCCGAAAGGCAAGTGCGAGATTCCGTACATCGACCGTCTGCGCACGATCATCGCCCAGCTGAAAGGCAAGGGGGTACAGAGCATCAGTCTGATCACGACCAGGATCGTTAAGAGCCTGGACGAAGCCTACCGCATCGGCGGCCAGTGGATGGCGGAAGGTCTGGAGGGCGGCATTCTCAAGCGCCGCACGGCGATCTGGAAGGACGGCACCAGCAAGGAGCAAGTCAAGCTCAAGCTGGAATTCGAAGTCGATTTGGAGATCGTCGGCTTCGTCGCCGGCCGCGACAACACCAAGAACGAAGGCCGCGTCGGCAGCCTGACCTGCCGCACCAGCTGCGATGGCCTGCGCGTGGACGTGGCAATCAAGGGCGAGGCAATGCGCGACGCGGTCGAAGCGGACAAGGAAGGCTGGCTGGGCAAGATCATGCCTGTCACGGCCAACATGATCATGAAGCCGTCCGAATCGAACCCGCTGCACAGTCTGTTCCTGCCGCGCTTTACCAGCGCGACGCCGCGCACCGACAAGTTCACGGCCGATAGCTTGGCGCGCGCGTTCGACATCGAGGCCGCGGCCAAGATGGGAAAGAAGCTCAAAGACGAAGCACTCAAGGAGGCAGCATGAAGATCACGACGAAGCAGCTGGAAGAAAGCATGCTGAAAAATGGCCATGAGGTGCAGTATCTGCCCTTCACCGTCAAGCCGAATGTCGAACGTCGGCCGCACACCGTGGGTAGTATCAGACTGGAAGACATTGTCAAGGCCATTAATGCCATTCCCGGGATCGCCATGATCGAGACGATGCAGTTGATCGGCGTCAAGGGCGGCAAGGAAGAAGACCTTGGCGAAGCGCCGCTGTCGAACGAACTCAAGGCCAGGGAAATCTGCCGACAATATGGCGAAGACCCGGATGACGACGATAGCATGATCATGGGCGCGCTGATGGAACTGATCAACTGGCAAAACACGCAGATGGTCGAGGAAGCGCTCAACGAGCCGGCCGAATCTGACAAGATCGATCCTGCCCACGAGTTCTACCGCGAACGCGCCTTCGACACGCGTCACAAGGACGGCGACATCGAATTCGACGCCGATGCCGAGGTATCGCTCGGCGACGACGCCGGCGCCTACGTGCAAGCGTGGGTCTGGATTCCCGGCGAACCGCCAGTCGACTCCGAGGGCGGCGACTGTGACTGACGACGAGTTCAAGCGGGCCAGGGCCACCATGCCCTGGACCGAGCACAACTTCGCACAGGGTCGCCAGACCCTGATCAAGATCGTCGACCGCAACGGCGCCGAAGTGCCATTGCTGACCATGGTGGCGTTTGTGCTGCGTATGAGCGCCCACTTGGCCATCAAGGAGGAAAAAGATGCCTAAAGAATACCAAAAGCCGAGTTGCAAAACCGACGGCGAACGCGAAGTCTACGAGCACCCGGCTTATGGTCTGGTCAGCCTGAGTATCATCACTGGCGGCGGCACGCTGTTCGGCAGCGACATCAACCATCAGCACCGGGTCCGCTTGACCATCAAACGCGCCCGCCATGAGCGCAGCTTGAGCAACGACTGGTATTTCTCGCATCGGCAATCTCTGATCGACGTTGAACTGTCGCATGCGCAATTCGCCGAATTGATCACGACCAGTAACCGGGGTGAAGGTACACCGTGCACGATCCAGAACATTGACGGCAATATGCTGCCTGGCATCGAGCCGGTCGAGAACAGGACGGACATGCTGCGCCGGGAAGTTGAAGTGACAGCCAGGCGTCGCATGAGGGCGACTCAGGATGTCACAAAACGTCTAGGCGAACTGATCGAGTCCGGCAAGATGTCCAAGACAGAACTGCGCGCGCTGCACAAGGAGCTGACCAACAATGTCGAGCGGCTACCTGGCGACGTCGGCTTCATTGTCGAAATGGGCCAGGAGGCGATGGAAAAGCTGGTCGGGCACGCCAAGGTTGAAATCGAGGCGACGATTGCGAACCATGTGCGCAAGCTGGGCCTGGAGGCTGCACAGAAGGCCGGCATCATCGGGCCAGATTACCAACTGCCGGAATAAGTCGACCATCATCTAAAACGCCGCACCGGGTGAAGCCGCGCGGCGTTTGTTGTTTACGTTCCACACGCGAAATTTTTCTGAGAAGAAATCGAACGCCGGTCGTATAATTTCCTTCGTTGAGGGAATAAAAAAAGGCGCCCGAAGGCGCCAATAACACGAAGGTGAAGGTGAAAGGTATGTTACGACATTTTGTCAATCGCCGTCACGGTTTCGATCAAGCGCTTGCGCTGTTCGCTGTTGCCCAATTTGACATCGCCCACGCCGGCCTTGCGCACGGTGCGGATGATTTCGTATTCGTTGTCCGAAATGACCGGCTGATGCAGGATGGTTTCTTCGATCGCGGCCCACGTTTCGGGCTCGTACTCGCTCATGACGAGGCGAAACAGGTAGACGGGGTCGGCGTTCAGCGCGCGCGCCA